CTCGGTGACGGATTTCCATCGCGCCTGCACCGATCCGATCCCTGGCACCTGCCCCATATCGAGATCGAGCGTTTCAATCTCTGCCTCATAGCCCAACCCGGCATGGATCACCGAGCCAGAAACGGGCAGCACCACCTTGCCCGTCCCGGCTTCTGCCGTGAGCGGCGGCATGACATTGCCATCGACCAGCGCCTTGATCGGCTTGCCGGCCAGGTGCGGCAGGAATATCTCGGAGATCGGCGCGCCGCTGTAACTCAGCCCGCTATCCACGAAGAACGCTTCTTCGATCCCCACAAACGCTCGCGTGTGCAGCCGCTCCACATAGCGCCTCTGCACCCCTTCGATTTCCCGCCGAACGATAAAATAGGGCACGTCTTCCTTGCCCTCGGCAATCACCGCCACATCCTCGAACACGCCATCGGTATATTGGCGGGTCCAGCCCCAGACATCGTGCTCCTTCATATAAGTCATCGAGACCAGAGACCCATCATCCAGCACGACCCACACGATGGAATATGGCGCCTGCGCATAGGCCCAGGCCTTAATCTCGCGGCCCTCGAACATGTGGCGCGCCAGGATCGTCAAATCCTTGCCAACGAAACTGTCCTGCGCAAATTCGTAGGAGAAATCGCGCACCACGCCACCGCGCTCCTGCGCGAACAGCACCGTGTTGCCGACGATGATCGGCTGGACCTCAGAACAGCCACGATAGCCCTGAGGGACAACCCGCACGGCCTGGGTCAGATATTCGGTATCAGCGCCCGATGCGATGAACTCGCCGCCGCTGGTCAGCACCATCAGACCCTTGTAGGCGATCAGTCCACGAACCTCGTTGACCTGTTTCGAGCGAATGCGGAACGTGATTGCATCGCTTTCCTTGGCTGGCGAGGCGCGCCCGAAATTCTCATAGTTTGCCGATTGCGACAGCCAAACGGCCTGAGGCTCGTTCAGCGTCGAAGCCAGGGCGAGCCGCTGATCCACGAAAGTGGCAACTCGGGGATACTTCCCCGCACCGTCGAAAGGATTTGTGCCCTTTTGGGGGACATCCGCCAAATCGGGAGCGATATTCTCGTCATCGAAGCTCGTTCCCTCGGTGCCGCCAATATAACCGTAAACGCCATTATCCTCTTTATAGACGATATATCGAACGGCACCGGCCACCGCCGACCATGTGACGCGGTTCTTGTAGGTGGCAATCGAAAGATTGTTGGCCACCGATGCAATGGCGGATGGAAGACTTTCCTCCCCGCTCTCTGCAATGGCCGCGACACGGTAGTGATATGTCGTGCCGCCCGATCCCACGATGGCGGACGCTGAAACGCTGGCCGGGGCACTGATGGCCGGGGCGAAGGTCGGCGTCGTAAGCTGCCAATTGGTGTCAGCCAAACGCCCGAGTTTTCGCGGCGCATGGCCAGTATGGCAGAGATACATCACGTCCGCTTCCTGGATGAACGTCACGCTCTGCGCGTCGGTATCCGAATACGGCGTGGCAAATTCATAGGGCGATCCGCCGTCGAGCACTACGCCGCCATCGCGGATCACTCGGCAATTCTGGTCGCCATGCAGCAGGATATATGATTGCTCGGTATTGAACTGGAATGGGATCAGCCGGGCGAGCTTGGTGCTGTCCTTCACCTCGGTGACGAATTCCAGCCCGGCGCGGTTCGAGACGCCGCCATGAGCATGGATGAACAGGTTCACCGCCGTCTTGAGGCCGGTGGCATACTTCGCCAGATCGACGCGGGCCCACAGTGCGGGGCTCAGCTCCCCGGCGGTGAACGAGGGCTGATATCCGCGCATGACGGTCATTCTTCACCCTCATCCGCAATCTGCATCAGCTTGTGGCGGGCGCGCTCCATGTCCCACAGCGCAACCCCACCGTCAGGGTTAGAGGCGGCGAAGTATTCCGCGCCCTCTTCGGTCACCCCGATAATCATGACGCGCTCAAATTTCTGCTCAGCCGCAAATCCAATCACCCGGTCCGGCGCAATGGGCAGGCAGGTAATGACCGGCAGCGTGACAACCTCGCCCATTATTTCCGCGCCTCCAGAGCCGCGACCGGCGTATCCATGCTGGTGCGGGTTTCATTGGCGTCGGCCACTTCCGCGGAGCCGGTCAGGCGCTCGGCAAGCTGGAAGGCATCGGCCCTGATCTTCGGATCGCGCGTCAGGGGCATGGCCAGTTTGACAGCCAGATGCCAGCTCAGCGCCTCGACAAACAGCGGCGGAAACTTCGTGGGATCGGCCTGACGGGACGTGTATTTGAGGTACGCCACCGGCAGATCGGTAAAGATCACCTCGCCCTCGACCTCGTACGGCACGCCGATGGCGTCGGTGTCATCCAACATCAATTCATCGGTGACGCGACGAACCTTGAGGCAATCCGAGGGGCGTCGGAACGCCTTGCCCCACTTTCTGGGCTTGGTGTTGATGACCTCGGCAAGCGCTTGGGTTGATCCTGCAAATTCCCACGGATAGCGCTGGAGCAATGCATCAAGCGCATGATCGTAAAAAAGGCGGCAAGCCCGAGCCTCGGCGCTTGCCTCGTCAATGGAACTGATCGGGTTCGCTGCGACGTTCGCCAGCGCCAGATTGCAGATCGAAACTTTGGAGGTCATGGCTCACCTTTCGCGGTAAGCCTCTGGTCCGATGGTTGGCGCTGAAAATAGCGCCGTTTAATCTTCCGGCGGCGGAAGGAAAATCGTCTCGACCTCAAGGATCGCAGAGGGCAGCGTCAGCAGAAACGCCACCATGTCGGGCACCTCGCGCTGATATTCCGGATCATTGACGATCCGCACGGGCGCCACGTACTGGCCGGCCAGGGAGATGGGATCGCCCACATCATAGCCGTCAGCATCAGGATTGGTGTTGATGCCGGCGCCGGGCGTGGGGCTGTCGATGAGCCGGGGATCGATGGCGACGCCACCGGCACCCTGATTGTATCCCATGGCAATGATGCGCTGAGACGCGGACATGACGAAGAAATTCTGCGTGGCCATCAAATGGCTCCTACTGCGTGGAGATACTCGGAAAACGCATCGCGCATGGCGAGCACCTGAGCGGGCGAGAGGGATGCGCCCCAATGGGAAATCGCTTCGGTGTTGAGGCCAAAGCCGTTTGACAAGACGCGGCCGGTCCCGAACTCGAAGTTGGTGAGAGCCACAGAGGCATCGGTGCGCGGGTTGCCACCCACGACCGCGCCATCGTTGAAGTAGCGCCAGGAGGTCGCCCCATCACGCGTCCAGACTTTGTGCTTGGTGTAGTCGTCGCCGGAGAGGCTGATGGAGGTATCCATATTGCCGCGCAGCGCTGTGTTGGCTGATGCGGAATTGCTGACGCGGGAATTGCCATTTCCGAGGTCGTAGCTTGTGGAGCCGCCATTCGACAGGTCGGTAAGGTGCCACGCTCCCATGTGAGCGTCGTCTTGGGAGAACAATGCGCCGGTGGCCACGGCCGGGTTGAAACCACTGGACAGATACGAAGCGGCACCATCCGGCGTGAAGCCCCGGTCTGGAGCGAACGCTGGGCTGGAAACCGCCGTGCTATTATACTGGTCCTGCTTCCAGTTCAGCCGCGCCGCCTGGCTATCCGCTGCCGCCCGCACATACAGCACGTCCAGCTTTTCCCACACAGAAGCAGCCTTTAGGGCGACGATGACCTTGTTGATCGCAGCCTTGCGCTCTGATGTCGGTGGCGTGGCGAAGCGGGCGAATAGGGCCGAGGCATCGGGGTCGTAAGCCGAAGCAGACGACAGGACCATCGGCCGCGCAATCCCTCGCCCTACCTTGCGACCGACCGGGCGAACCAGCATCAGACAGACCGCAGATTTGCGAAGATCGACGCGCCCGAGCCGCCCGCGACAACGGCGCGATATGCCCCCTCGGGCAGCGAAACGATCATCGCACCGGCAGCGGTCAGGGCAATGGCCCCACTCGCATCCTCGATAGGGATATGGGTCGCGCCATCCGGGCCGAGCATTTCCAACCCAATCGTGGCCCCGCCGAAGGTGCCGGCAACGGCAAAGCAATAATCGCCGGGGATTTGCAGCAGAACATCGGGGCCAGTCGCATCAGCCCCGCTCAAAAGAGTGACAGTCGTTTTCATGATCCAAGTCCCCGGTGGGTTTCGATGGGCGCCCCGACGCAAGCCGGAGCGCCCTACTGACCGCGAGCGGAACGGTCAGATGTCGCCGTTACCCTCGTCGTGATCCCCGCCACCGGCGCCGCCACTGTCATGGGCGCCGTCGCTGTTCTCGCCATCGGTGGCGAGTTCGATGGCAGCGATGATATCGGCCTTCTTCTTGAGGTCGGTGAGGTCGACGCCGCGTTCAACGGCCAGGGCACGAAGCTGCTCCACCGTCATGCCGGCGAGCCCGGTATCGGTGTTCTTCGCCCCGCCCTTCTTGCCGTCACCATCATGGTCGAGCGGATCGCCGCCCGGCGTCCAGCCGATGGGTGCCATCCAGTTTTTGGAGAAGTGCCTGGCGTCGGTCAGGATGAATTCGGCGTCGGTGGTATCCGGGTCGCGGCGCTTGCCGGCATAATAACCCGTCTTGATAGCGCGAACTTTCATGGCTCAGACCCCCGAGCCATCGACGGCAGCGACGATGCCAGCCGTGATCTTGCCAGCGGTCGGCGCGGTGCCGGTGACCGTATATTTCAACTGCGCATAGCGCAGGGACAAGCCCTGGGGCAGAAGTACCCACAGCACCTTGAAGCCAGCCTTGAGATCGGCCAGCAGGAACGTGCCGATGGTGATCGTCTTGTCCGGGGTGAACGTGGTGGTGCTGTCGAGCTCGATATCGATCTTGAGCGAGGTCAGATTATCGAACGCCTCGACCACCTGGACCAACAGCGGGATTTTCACCGACCGGGCCACATCGCGTTCGAGATCGGCGGCGTGACCGTAAACCCTGCCGATGGCGCCGAAGTCCAGGGCATTGGTGGAAGCGGCTGTCGCCGTAATGGCCTGCGCATCGGAGAACAGAAGCGTTTTGTCGAAAATCATCTTGGTTTCCTTTCCTCAGGAACCGGGGTTGTGATGAGCGCAACCATTCGCGCCCATCGCTGTTGAGTGCTAATTCAAAATTAGCAGTATAGTTAAATGACGCGCGCTTCGGTGTTCAGCAGCGCATCGGTTTCGCGCAGGGGGAAATTGCGGTAGGTGAGCACTTCCTGGCCTTCGAGTTCCTTGGGCACGATGCGCAGGAATTCATTGGCGGCCGTGCCGGTGCCGCCGACCTGCAACCCATCGAGGGCTTCCAAGACATCGCGGTTGGCATAGACGGCAATACGGCTGGCCTTGCCGATCTGGCGCCGGCTCTGGAGTTTCCAGTAGGCCTGCCGCATATACTTGTAGAGATCGACGTTGCCGGCCATGAGGTCCGAAACATCGATATTGGCGATGCGCGCGACATAGCGCCAGTCCTTCACGGCCATGCCGATGTGCCAGGTGAACAGTTCTTCCTTCACGTAGAAGGGGTTGCCCTGGTCATCGGTCGCACGCTGCTCACCCTTGTCCTCACGGATGAGGCCGGCCTTCGAGCCTTCGGGATAAAGCAGATGACAGGCATGATCGCCCCAGGTCACGAACCAGATGGACGTGTTGTCCGAACCAGTGCCGCCCGCGTCGATAATCTGGTTGCCCGCGCCGCCTCCGCCCTTGGTCGAGAACCGCGCCGACAGACCCTTGAACTTCTCGGGCGTGGTGGCGGTGTCGTGGTAGAAGATACCGGACGCCATTTCCTGGTTCATGGCTTCGAGGTGCGCAGCCGCCTCATTGAGCCGGATCTGGGCCGGGTTCTTCGCCCGCTCCAGGACACGCTTGTCCACTGCCGACCGGGCTTCGAGGAAACCCGTGGTGTCGGTTACCGCCTGCTGGCTGGACTTGGACTGCGGAATGCCCTGGTAGAGCCGACCCCAAGCGGGCGTCGGCAGGCCGGTGCGGATCGCGTGCTTGTGCTGCGATCCATCGTTGCATTCCATCGCCATCGCGTCGTCAAGGATCGGGTTCTGCTGCTTGAGAACTTCGATCACCTCACCGATGGCGGGGTCGTTCGCCTTGTGAACGTCGATGAGGTTCAGATAGGTGCTCGAAAGAACAGCCATCGTCATTTACCTTTCGGTTTGTCATCCGGATAAAGGATCGACGCCTTGTCTTTCTCGACAGGCACCCCCGGATTTTCGCTGATGGCCGGCACGTCCTCACCGATCATGGCGCCGACCTTGGCCATGAGCCGGATGATTTCGGGGTGGTTCCCCGCCCCGGAAGTTTCGAGGTATTGTTTGAGCTCGGGCGTCCCGAACCGCGTCACCGCAGCGAGCGCATGGGTCTTGGTCTGGTCCCATTTCGCGCCGCCCATATCGGGGTCTTTCTGCGCCTGATCCGCCCAGCCATTGATCGTCTTGGCCCAATCTTCCCCGCGCCGGGCAGCGGCGGCGGTCTGGGCTTCGATGAACTTGTCGGCCAGCATCTGGGCATGACCGCGCGAAAGGTTC